ATGTGCGATATTTGTGGGTTCCAATTCAAACTCAAGGAACTCAAGACGCAGATTGTCAAGACCAAGCCCGTGAACGACCGCGTGTGCAAAGAGTGCTGGTCGCCCGATCACCCACAGCTGCAGTTGGGTATGTACCCAGTGGATGACCCGCAGGCGCTCAGAAACCCGCGCCGGGACACAACGTACGTGACGGCGGGCACAAACGCCGGTGGCAACCCTACCGGAGGCTCACGGGATATTCAGTGGGGCTGGGCACCAGTTGGTGGAGCTAGCAGTTTTGATGCGCCGTTGACGCCAAACTACTTGGTGGCAACGACATTTGTTGGTACAGTAACAACTTCTTGAAGGAGCCTATCATGGCATACACCAAATCCGCAGACGGCGTCGCCAAAAAAGGCAAAACAAACGCCAAGGTCATGGCCAATGATGGCCCTAAAGTTGCACCTAAAACCATGGGTAAGAAAAGCGCTGGCGTGACCAGCGAAGCCATGATGAAGGTTGGCCGCAATATGGCCCGTGTAAACAATCAGAAGCGAGGCTGACCATGGCTAAATTTAGTCAAAAAATGATGGGCAAAGAAGTTGGCCCAGCCAGCGTTTATGCTAAGCCGCACACCATGAAAGGTGGCCCGGTTACGGAGCAGCGTGCAAACCGCAGCGATGCCAAAACCGTTGACATGTCCGTCGGAAACATTAAAAAAGACCCAGAGGGCCAGCCTGTAAAAACCAGCGGCATCAAAGTGCGCGGCACCGGCGCGGCTACCAAAGGCTTGATGGCCCGAGGCCCAATGGCTTAAACCATGAACTACGCCGAACTTGTCACTGCGGTTCAGGATTACTGTGAGAACACGTTTCTCACGGCGGACATGAACACGTTTATCAGGCAGGCCGAGCAGCGCATCTACAACACCGTTCAGATTGCCAACCTGCGCAAAAATATGACGGGCACGTTGACACCCGGAAACCCGTACTTGTCGTGCCCTGTTGATTTTCTGTCGGCGTACTCAATGGCCGTGGTGGACGCAGCGGGCGATTATCAGTACCTACTGAACAAGGACGTGAACTTCATCCGCGAGGCGTACCCAAGCGCATCTGCTACGGGTTTGCCCAAACACTATGCTATTTTTGGGCCCACCTCAAACGCGGTAACAGAGCTGTCTTTCATTCTTGGCCCAACTCCAAGCTCCAACTTTGTTGTTGAGTTGCATTTCTACTATTACCCAGAGTCCATTGTGACGGCTGGAACAACTTGGCTGGGTGACAACTTTGACTCCGCTCTGCTGAACGGAACAATGGTCGAGGCCATTCGGTTCATGAAGGGCGAGCAAGACATGGTCAAGCTGTACCAAGACATGTATCTTCAGTCGATTGCACTTCTCAAGAACTTGGGTGATGGCAAGCAACGGATGGACGCTTATCGTGATGGTCAAGTCAGGGTGCCGGTGTCATGAGTATTGTTCAAACCCAGACCACCAGCTTCAAGGCGGAGCTGTATGAGGCCATCCACAACCTGCTGACCGACACGTTGAAAATTGCGCTGTACACGGCAAACGCAGACCTGAACGAAGCCACCACCGTGTATAGCTCAGCCAACGAGGTGTCTGGTGGCGGCTACACCGCAGGAGGCGTTGTGCTGACGGGCGTGACCATCAACTCTGACGGGTACACAGCCTACGTCAACTTCAACAACGTGGCGTTTAGCGCTGCGGTCACGGCTCGGTGCGCCCTGATTTACAATGCCAGCAAGTCCGACAAGTCGATTGCTGTGCTGGATTTTGGGTCTGACAAGACCTCGACCAGCTTTACCATCACCATGCCATCTAACACCGCGACAGCGGCGCTGATCCGATCCTCAAACTAAGGAATCACCATGTCCATTGAAAAAACCAAATCCACCGACACTGTGTCCAGCGGCCTGATTGCCGGTGCAAAACCCGAAGATCAGATGACCGCCATGGGCTACTTCACCATCCAGTGTTATGACAAAAACGGCAAGCTGAAGTGGGAAGACAAAAACCACAACTTGGTAGTCAACACTGGGTTGCAGTACATGGCGGGTGTTGCCCTGACCAGCACAACGCAGATCACCACTTGGTATATTGGCTTGTACGGCGCTGGGGCGTCTAACACTCCCGCCGCTGGCGACACAATGGCTTCGCACGCTGGCTGGACTGAAGTTGCGCCGTATGCTGGCAACCGCCCTCAAGTTACATTTGTAGCGGCAACCAATGCTAACCCATCAGTGGTGACAAACAGTACGGCGGTGGCTTACTCAATCAACGCCACAGCCACAGTGGGCGGCGCGTTCCTTGTGAGCAACAACACAAGGGGCGGCACTACAGGCACGCTGTTTTCTGCTGCGGACTTCTCGGCCCCCGGTGATCGCACTGTGGCATCTGGTGACACCTTGAACGTAACGTACACGCTCAGCTTGGCAGGTTGATATGTGGTCGGTGGCCCCCACCACAAGGTACGTCTACAACGGCGTTAACTCAGCAACCTACGTGGCCGACACGGGAGAAGTCTGATGGCTATCATTGCTGTTGTGCGGATTGAGGACGACGAGCTAGACCGCGTTATCGTGGCTCAGATGGGCGATTGGTGTCCTGAAGGGTTTTACTTTGTTGAACTGCCGCCTGATCACACATGGCACAAAGGTCAAGTTATTAGCCAAGCAGCCTTAACAAGCGATAAGCCTTTGTTGGAGTTCTAATGCCAGTCATTGTCATTAGATCAGGCACAAGGTGGTTTGTTCCACCAGACTGTCAAACAGCTACGATTGAAGCTATTGGTGCAGGGAGTAGCACACCGTCCATTCCGGGCGACACCACTATTTTTTATGGCGCGGGTTCTTACGCAAAATCAACAGGGGTTGTGCTTACCCCCGGTTCATACGCCTATATAAATATTCCAGCAGGTGGTAGCGGAGGCCAAACTTGGTTCAACACCTCCCCCGGTGTACCAACATCATCAACCACAGGTGTTGCCGCACCGGGTGGAGACTTTCCAACTCCACAAACTTCCGTTTTTACGTCTGGAACGGGGAATTTTTATTCAGGAGGAACAAACACGCCTGTTGATATTCTTGTGGGTGCTCGGGAGGGTGGTTATGGTGGTGCGGCGGGGCCAAATGGTGCAGGAAAAAATGGTGGTGACGGCAGTCTGATTTCCACAGGCGGGTACGGTGGAGGCGGCGCAGCTAACAACGGCGGTGTCGGCGCAGCGGGCGGCACAACATCTGGAGGCGCTGGCGGCACGGGGCGTTTAGGTGATGCGGGCGGTGTGGGTGGAACCACTGGTTCTCCGAATGGCGGAAACGGATCAAATGGGTCTGGCGGCGGCGGTGCGATTGGCGCTGGCGCTGGTGGTGCTGGCAGTGTTGATCCCGTTTGGACAGATTTTGGCGGTATTACTTATGGCCCCGGCTCTGGTGGCGGCGGCCCCAACGGGCTTGCTGGCGGCCCCGGGGCAGGCGGGACTGGCACATTGGGCCAAGGTCTGATTGTCATTACCTACACACCATCCACACCTGCAAGCGGAACTTACACACAGCCCATTACCTCGTCAGGCTCAGTATGGATACCTGCTGGCACAACATCCATTACTGTTGAAGCTATTGGCCCCGGCTCTGGCTCGGGTTCTGCGGGAGGTGCTGGTGGCGGCGGCGGGGGCGCATACGCAAAATCAAGCGCAACAACTGGGTTTACCCCCGGAGGGGCCGCTTATGCACAAGTCCCTGCTGCCTTAATTTTCGGATCAACTGCTGATAGTTGGTTTAACTACAGCACAAATTCTGCGCCAACGACAACTTCACAAGGTGTTTTAGCCAGCGGCGGCGACAGCACAAATGGCGGGTCTTCAGCGACTAGCTTGGGTTCGCTTCTTGTTTACAGCGGCGGTAGCGGCGGCGCTACTCGAACCACAGCTCGTCAAAAGGGCGGCGGTGGTGGTGCGGCGGCTGGCCCGTTAGGGGTTGGTTTTTCGGGTGGCGATGGTAGAAATTCTATATCATCAGGTGGCGGCGGCGGCGGCGGCGGCACAAGCGGATCGCCCGCAACTGCTGGCGTAACAGGTACAGTCAACGGCGGCAACGGGGGGCAATCCTCAAGCGGCAATGCTGGCGGTATTGGCGGCACAGCATCTGCCGCTGCTGGCGCAGGCTCTAACGGCTCGGGCGGCGGCGGTGGAGGCCCAAGCAATACATTTGGGCATGGGGGTAACGGAAGTACGCTGTCTACATGGACTCTTGGTGGTGTTGTTTATGGCCCCGGATCAGGTGGTGGTGGCGCGGGAGCAGCGGGTTCAAACGGAAACAACAACGGCGGCAACGGCGGCGTATATGGTGGCGGTGGCGGTGCAAGAGGCGGTGTTGCTAGTGGCGGCGGCACAAGCGGCGTAGGCGGTCAAGGTCTTGTTGTTCTTACCTACACTGTGGTTGCTGGAGGCACAACATACACAGGCACAGTAGCCGAAACCGCTACAGGCACGGACTCTATTTCCGCTCAAACTGTTTTCACGGTTTCAATCTCAGAAGTTGCCACGGGCACTGACGCTATCTCGGCTGACTTTGCCGGTAATGTATATGCGGTCACCATCACCGAAACCAGCACAAGCACCGACACGCTTGACGCCAACGTAACATTTTTGGGGGCAATTGAGGAGTCTGCCACAGGCACGGACACACTTGCTTCTAGCGTCACCTTTTTAACGTCTGTTCTAGAGTCCGCTACGGCCACGGACAGCGTTGCGGTAATCGTTACGCTCAATGCGACCACGGCAGAAACTGCCACGGCGTCCGATATTGCTGAGGCTGTTGCAGCTACAGTCATAGCTGCATCCATAGATGAGCAAGTCACTGCTGTTGACGTTGTGGTTGTTGCGCCGTCCACATTCAACGTGTCTGTCGCTGAAGTCGCCACTGCGCTGGATTCTTTGGGAGCCGCCCTCTCGTACAACGTGCAGTTTGTGGACTCCGCCACGGCCACAGATGCCGTGCAGCGGACGTTAGTTTTTGTGGGCGCTGTAGTTGAGCAAGCTACAGGGTCGGACGCTGTAGCGGCTGTTGTGGCGTTTGCCGCCCAAGTCCTTGAGACCACGACCGCTACGGATGTAACGCTGGTTGCTCCTTCAGTGTATGGCGCACAAGTTGCCGAAGCAGCGACGGCGCTGGAGGCGCTGTTTCCCACAGGCACTTTCAATGTTCAGTTTGCGGACACCGCCACGGTCTTTGATGCGGTGCTTGGAGCGGACCTTTGGAACCTGATTGATGACAGCCAGACCGCAAACTGGCAAAATGTAAACGACGCGCAGGCTACCGTATGGTCTGATATCGCTACCGGCCCCAATCCGGGCTGGACCAATGTAAACCAGTAAGGACAACTTATGCCAACCTCATTTACCCCCCTGCTTGGGCTGGCGCTGCCAGTTCAAGGCGAAGAAACCGGCCAATGGGGCAACCTCGTCAATACGTCAATCACCAATTTGGTGGACACTTCAGTTGCTGGAACGACCACAATTGCGACCGACACAGACGTAACTTTGACTTCGTCTACGGGCATTGCCGACCAAGCGCGGTCAGCCGTCATTTTGCTTAGCGGTGCCCGGACGGCTATCCGCACGGTAATTGCTCCCGCCCGCAGCAAGGTGTATG